ATGGCAATGCTTCAAAAGGTTGGCAAACATGGTTCTGATGTAACCACTAAACCACAAGCTGATGTTGCTAGCACAGTTGCTCACAAAGGTGGCATGACTCAGGCAGCTATTGCAAGAGAGGCGCAAAACATAAAAAGCTTTTTGAACGCGAACGAGGTCCAAAGAATTGCTTTGCGAGTATATAATTCTCAAAGAAGAAAGGCCCTCAACGCTAAGCAAGTCAGCCAAATGCTACAGAAACTAATAAGTAAAGCAGAAAGGGCAAAAGATCAAGAAGACTTCACAAGCGGGAAAATGCCTATACAAGAGTCCATTTTCGACAGAACATCTACTCATATTGCCCCCATTAGAGAACGATTTAACATTCTGAACGAGCATATGATGAAAAACTTAAACAAATGAATAAATGGCAGAGTATTGGTTCGGACAGACTAGGAAGTGTGTAACTGAGGATAGAGGTACTCTCTATGACCCGGGCGGCCCAACTGGTTCATATACCAACGACGAAGAAGAGTACTTTGTCCTCAAACATCCCGGCAAAACTGTATATAAATTCACAATAAAAGAGTGGAACGTAGAAGACGTTGATACTGACTCTTCAGGTTATGACTATATCGATGTCTGGAGTTCCAACGAGAATACCGAAAACGATTGGGACTTCGTCGCTCGGCTTGGCGGCGAAGAGTACAACGCAAGTGACCTAGCAACCTTTGAGAACTTTGTTATTGGGCGTCCATATGTTAAGATGTGTTGGGTATCGAACAGTGGCACAGTTGGCACTGGATTCAAAATTGAGTGGACAACCCAAGAGGACATATTCCCAGGAGATACTGAATTAACTGATGATTCGGAAGCTACGTACTCCGGAACAGATGTTGAGGTTGTTCAATGTTCAGAGTCATGTCCCAAAGTTCCAGACGTGTCAGACATTAAGTGGCAAGACAACGATTTGGGAGAAATTGCCGCAAGTTCAGATGCTTTAATGACAGACACGTTCCCAACAGACCCCGGAAGTATTCAATTCCCAGAAGGTGTTACACCGATGGGATATTTGACAGCTTCAAGTGGGCCGGATGATAATGATCCTGTCATTATCAGACATATCCTAAAAGAACACAACTATACCAAAACAGGCATACCACAAATGCCGTTTTCATTCTCGTCATATGCTCCATTTACTATTCGCCAAAGGCCGAAACCATATGTGATTAGGGAGAAAGAAGACTAATGACTAAGCTCCTGCTAGAAGGTGGTAACATCTTCAAAGATGTCAACAAGCAGACACTAACGCAGCGAATCAATCGTGCAGATGTAGTTCCCACCCTAAAATGGTTAGAACGAATCATCAATTTACCACTATTGGATAACACACTTGGTACAACAGGAAAGAAAGAGACATCAGGTGACTTAGACATTGCGGTCGATGATCAAACCGCAGATAAAGACAAGCTCATTGCTGTCCTCAAACAGTGGGTTCAACAATATCATCCAGAAGACAAGTTAAGGACATGGATTGCAAAGAGTGGTATCTCAGTTCATTTCAAAACTCCGATTAATGGTGATGAAAGCAACGGCTATGTTCAAACAGACCTAATGTTCGGCAATACCGATTTTATGAAGTGGAGTTCTGTTGGTGAAATGGGTGATGTCTATCGTGGACAACACAGAATGATTCTTCTTAATTCAATCGCGACTGCGCATGGCTATAAGTGGCAGGGATTCACAGGACTAACACACAGAGAGACGGGTGAGCGTATAACAGATCCCCAACGAATCAGTGATATCTTGTTAGGTGATGGGCATAACCCAGACGAACTAACATCAATTGACAAAATCATGAAGGCGATTTCAGGAAGGGAAAAGTACGATCAATTGGTAGCTATGGCTGTTGAAACATTCCCGAAGTTCAACGTTCCATTCCCAGATCGAATTAAACCACTGAACGAAGCCATGGGCGGACCACGTATCCAACATGCAGAAGATGTCATCTTTTGGGAAGGATCTCAAGGAGCGTTGAGAGTCCTTGATTTGCTATCGAATATCGAATCAGACAAGGGAAAGCTATCAACAACTATTAAATGGGATGGTTCTCCAGCAGTTGTGTTCGGTAGAGACGAAAATGGTGACTTTGTATTCACAGACAAGAGTGGATTCACCGCAAAGGGATACGATGGTTGGGCAAAGAGCCCAGAGCAACTTAGAAACATCTTTGTTAAGATCCGAAAGCAAGAGAAACAGAAAGAGGTCACGCCAGCTTATGAGCAATTCGCCAATAGTATGGCAGAAGCTTTCCAGCACTTCGAAGCTTCAATCCCAGAGAACTACAGAGGCTTCTTCTTCGGGGATCTGTTGTATTACCGAACACCAGAGATTGTTGATGACAAATATGAGTTCACTCCGAACATCGTAACATACAGAGTAGAACCAAATAGTGAAGTTGGCCAGAACATAGCAAATAGCATCGCAGGTGTTGTTATTCACAGGGAAATCGATCTAAATCAGAACAAGACTCCAATTAAGAACTTCGATGTATTCCAAGGCGGGCATCTATTCGTTATGCCTCCGGTTACTATCCAGGGATCTGTCTCCGTCAAACACGAAGCTATTAATTCGCTTCGAAGCGTTGTAAACAATTCAGCATCAGAAATTGACAGCTTCCTCAACTTAGACAGCTTACGAATCTTAAAGATGAGTAACTTTGCCATTCTACTGTACACGTATCTCAATTCCAAGGTTGGCGAGTCACTAGACAACTTGGGGCATGACTTCCTGGAATGGGTCAAAAACCAGCCTCGAATAAGCAACATTAAAAAGCAAAACATTATCAGCTATGTCTCAGAATATAAAGATGTATTCTCAGTTGTATGGCAGGTAGTTCAAGGAACCATGTCGGTGAAAGATGATATTATTCATCAACTAGACTCACAAGATACACCCATTAAAGCATCAATCGGAGAAATGGACGGTGGCGAAGGTTATGTAATGGCAGATCAGCGAGGCGATATCAAGCTTGTCGACAGAGCTGGATTCACGAGAGTCAACAGAGCAGTTATGAGAGAAGCTTTGGAGCCTGACTTACAAATGGAAGGCTCCAGAAACATTGCCATCTTCCCAGGTTCATTCAAACCACCACATTATGGGCACTTCTCAATCATCGAGTATCTCTCAGAACTAGAAGGTATTGATAAGGTAATGGTCATTATCTCAAATCCAGTCAAAAAGGTTAGAAGCCATATTACTGCAGATATGGCAGCAGATGTATTCGAAAAGTATAAGTTAGCATCAACAAACATTGCATCACCTGTGGATATCATTGTTTCCTCAGAGGCTAGTCCTGTTAGAGCAGCACTAGATTTCATTGAGAACAAAGCTGGCAATCCTGAATGGTCACAGACAGGAGATACTGTTTACTTGGCAGCGTCTCTGAAAGACGCTGAACGTTGGAATCAGATAAACCCCTCCAAATACGCTCCAGAGGGCGTAAACGTCGAAGCCCTGGTGTTACCCACGCAGATGCTTAGCGGAGACGTGGCACTATCTGCTGGCGATATGAGGACTGTTCTAGAAGCTCCGGAACCATCTGAGGAAGAGAGACAACAAGTTTATAACTACATGCATCCCAATCTGTCAACTGAGGATAAAGCAGAGATCTTCAATTACCTAGCAAAAGAACAGGCTATCGAGGAAATGAGTGCTGCATCGAATGGCAATGTCCACGGAAAGCAAGCTCAACTTAAGAAGGGTGCTGCTAAGCCACCCATTAAGTTTGATGGTTATGCTAACTCGTGTTATGATGCTGATGGGAACTGTGGCGGATTGTTACAGGAAGATAAGCGTGGGAATATTGTTAGACTGTTGGGATTAGATAAAGAAATTGCAGATTGGCTGCATTCGTTGCATCCCAAATGGAGCTTTACTTTGGGCAAGTGGTATAAAGACGCCATCGAGAGCTATGAGGGAAATGATCCGAACCCCAGAGAAAGGGCAGTCAAAAATGTAGAGTGGATTCATAGTTTTCTCGAAAAAGATCCAAATCAATTCCGAAATATCAAAGATTTAACACATCATGATGAAGTTTTAGCTTATATGAGGAGACAATATGAAAATCAAAAGTTCAAAGAAGGAGCAATCCTAACATTCGATGATGGTTTCTTCTGGCATGATACTAAATCAAACGAATGTGAGGGATGGATTTCTAACAAGATGGGCCATTGCGGGAGCGATTCAAGCGGCCATCTTCAGATCCTATTCGATGATAGATTTGAACCACATGGAACGATAACATGGAGTAAGAAAGCAAACGCGATCACTCAAGCAGTTGGCAAACAGAATAGATCCCCAGACAAGAAGTATTGGAAATACTTTGGCGGATTTATGAAGAAATTGGAAATTAAAACTACCAACCTTGTTACGTCGGACGTAACTGATGTGTTTAAGCATTATTTAAAAATTCACACTAGTTCTCCAGAGGAACTAAAAGAAAAGAAATATTGGGAAGAAAGGGCGGCAGATGACTCACAAAGCGGTGGCGAATACCGAGCATGGCAAGTTGATAATGAATATCACAATGAACATGGGCCGGCTCGTATTCATGGAGCAGAAATGTGGTTTTTAAACAATAACTATCTAGGAGAAACCACTGCAACTGGCAGGCCGCCGAGAGCCTGGAGTGCCGCAATGAAGAATCTTAAACAGTATAGAGATTCAGAGGGTACTAACCTTGAAGAGGGAGCTTTCGATTACATCAGAAAGAAGTTCGGTAAACGTCGAACTAAAGACAGAACAACTTCAGCAGGCAGGCACTCTGAGAAAGAAGCTGCTGAATCGGCAGAGTCAGCTTCCAGAAAGCATGCTAAAAAGACAGTCAACGAAGAAGATGAAGAACTAGATGAAATGTCAGGCATGGCAGGCGGTTCTGTCCAAGGTTCAATGGGGGCTGGCAGGAAGAAAGGGGATGATTTAACTAGTTATACATATACCAGCGATGAAGAGAAGGAACACATGAGCGACGACAAACTAATCAGAGAACGACAAAAGATTGATGAGATATTGCTAAGACGGCATGTACGCAACTCAATTCGAAAGAAACTGCGCTCACAGACTGCTCACTTAGAAGAAGAAAACAAGCTTCGTATGGTCATTCGTAAGCTAGTCAGTGAGGCGCAGATTCAAGACACTCCGACCAACTCAACAGGTATCAATAAACTCGTTGTTGCAATGAAGATTATTATTCCGATCGTTGAAACCGCGTATAAAGGTCTAACAACTTCCAAAGCCCAGCGCGAATCATTCATGAAGCACTTGCTTCAAGCTATTGTTGACACTCTATCGCCACAGGATGCATTGGCTGGGCCATTTAATGTTGACGATGCTGCTGAAATTGCTCCAGAAGATGTTGAGTCTCCTGGTGTTGAAGATGACATGCTACAGGAACAGGAACAAATCATTGATGATCCCAATGATGAAGTTGATATTGATATTGATCCCGATCCTGACAAATTCATTGACATTGACGATCCATTCGGGCAGGCAGCAATGGCAGATGATGAGAAGGCTGCAGAGTCCGCTGAAGAACCTGCTGAGAAAATCACAGACGTTGGGGACCAAGAGCAGACATTCCCTACTATCACTGGATTAGACGAGACTGGCCGAGATGAAGCTGTTGACACGTACAAGAAGGTAATTGATCCGATTATCCGGACATACCGTCGATTACATGATGCTGCAGATAAGAAACACTTCAAAGATTACTTAGTTACGAACTTGAAGCTTTATTTTGATAAATGGGAAAACGACATCTCTTCTAATCTAGGTGATATTTCCACTCCAGAATATGATAACATCGTCCAAGATCGTGATAGATTCGCTGGTGATGCATTACAAGAAGATATTCGACAAGCAATAATTAAGACCATCAAAAGCGCGACTTGACTTTTGATTTTTCCCATGCTATGATCAGATCACTTAGATCAGAATGATATATGGTAATATGTAATAGTAAGTACATTTAGAATGATGTCTAAATAAGACTAGTATACTATAGTATGAAGAAGAATACAATAGAAGATTATAGTATGCTGAGAAAGATAAGATCAAATGGATTATCTTCAGGAGATCTAGAACTCCTATTGAGTTTGATATCTATAGAAGATCTAATATCACTCAAATTAGAATTAGCTTCAAAGATTACTAAAGGAAAGTTGTATGGTCTCAGATTATATGATTCCATACCATACATTGCTAAAGATGCAGTGGTTAAATATGCTTTCTCAGTGTGTAAGAATAGAAGAGAAGTAGCAGGACTTCTTGGTATCTCATATCAGAGAGTTAAGAAGATCGAATACAACAAGAAGCTGAAAGAGTACTTCGAAGGAGAATGACATATGTCTCAGAACTTGAAAGAATTGATAGTAGAATATGTAGGTACTCATTATGATCCAGAAGATGATAATGTCACAGTAGAGATGGTAACAGAGGTTCTAGCGAATGAGTTCCCAGAGCTTATTAGCTTGTTAGCTCAAGAGAATTACATCAATGGTTATAGATCAGCATTAGATGATACAAAAGCAGTCCATGGACAACATTAAGAATTACATCAATCAAAGCAGAAAAGTTTATATGGAGAGGAAAGAAACAACCCTTCATAAAAATATCAATGTGATAATCAAAGATCCCCTTCCAGAACATATATCACTGGCTAAGGTCTTAGAATACATTGAAAAGCTGATTCCAAAGCATTTGGTTTACAACATTGACTCAATATATATCGGTGACTTTGAGTTCATGAGACAAAAGGAAATCAATGCTGTGTACATGGATGGAGCATTATACATATTCAATCTCCAGAAGAATGAATCTGATTTAGCAGAAGACATTGTTCATGAAATATCACATGCAGTTGAAGAAAGATACAGCAGAGAGATATACGAAGACCAAAAGATTATCGATGAGTTCTATGCCAAACGAATCAAGCTTTACCATGTACTTTTAGCCTATGATCACAAAGTCGACATAGATCAGTTCAAGAACATGGACTACGATGAAGCATTTGACAAGTTCCTGTACCAACAGATTGGATATGATAAACTTGAGCATTTCGTTATGAATCTGTTCTTAAGTCCATATGCTGTTACATCTGTAAGGGAATACTTTGGTTCAGCCTTCGAAGAATACTTCTTAGGAAACAAGGAAGAGCTTGCACAATTGAGCCCTGTGGCGTATAATAAGATAGAATACCTTGCAAACGGAGATTAGAATGAATCCTAGACAGAGACGATGGCTTGCGAACCAAACGCTTGAAAAAGAACTGGTTAAACCAGAAGAAGCAACAGTTGATTATATTCAAGTTGTTGATGATGATATCCTGGATATCGAATGGACAGTAACTACAGGTGATGTAGAAGTACCAGAGACAGAAACTAATACTTTTACAGCAGTCGAGCCTTCCATTGATTTCAACAGCATGAAGTGGAAAGAACTCAAACATCTTGGAAAGAAGTGGAAGATTAAGAATCTTCATATGATCAAGAAAACAGCACTATTAGAAGCTCTTGAGAAGAAAGCAGTTAAGATTGGTTATGAAAAAGCAACAAGAGATATTAATGTCATCGAAACGTCCGCACGTCAGCTACTCTGAGTTAACAACATTCCTACAATGTAGATGGAAACACAAGCGCAAGTATATCGAGAAGATATATCTTGATAGCACTGGTCCGTTTGCTACGTTCGGCAAGTCAGTTCATAGTGTTTGTGAAGACATTATGACTGGCACAGATCGGTCTGATTTGCCCAACCACTTCACTAAGAATTTCGCAACAATGATTGTGGAAACACTTGGTAAAGATTTGAGTATTGATGACAAACGTTTGCTTGTAACCTTGAACGAACAAGGAAGACCTCTTGTTGAACATGTTTTCGAAGCAGTTGAAAGTTACTTTGGAGATTGTGAAGTCTTCTCAGTCGAAGAGAAGTTGTTTGAACCTATCACCAAGAACGGTATGAAATTCAAGGGCTATATTGATTTGGTTCTGAAAAAAGGTGATAAATATCACATTATCGATTGGAAGACATCTACTTGGGGCTGGAAGGCTAGAAAGAAGAGTGACAAGCTGACAACCTATCAGCTAACTCTGTATAAGCATTACTTTGCTAAGAAACATAAGATTGACCCAAAGAACATTGAAACTCATTTTGGTTTGCTCAAACGAACAGCAAAGAAGAACCCCATTGAGATCTTTAGGGTGACAAGTGGAGAGAAAAAAACACAGAATGCACTTAAGCTTTTGAACGACTCGCTATACAATATGGAAAGTGGTGTGTGCATTCGAAACAAACTCAAATGCCAATACTGTGAATACAAACATACAGAGTGGTGTTGATGACAAAGCGTATTAAGATTATGACCATTTCAGATGTGCCGTTGAGTGCATCCGGAGTGGCATTACAAACAAAGTATATGATTGAAGCTCTGTTGCAGAGTGGTAAGTTTGAAGTAGTATCCCTCGGCGGAGCAATTAAACATAAAAGCTACCAACCAATCAGAACTGATAAGTACAAAGACCTTTGGACCATTCACCCGGTTGATAACTTCGGGAATCCAGACATCATTCGTTCATTTATCAGGAATGAAAAGCCAGACATGTTGTGGTTCATGACAGATCCCAGGTTCTATACGTGGCTATGGCAGATGGAAGATGAGATTAGGCCACTGCTTCCAATGGTTTATTACCATGTATGGGATAACTACCCATATCCCAAATTCAACAAAGCATATTATGAATCAACTGATGTGATTGCGACAATCTCAAAAGTAACAGAAGATATTGTGAAAACAGTAGCTCCGACAGTTGAGAATCTGTATCTACCACACGCCGTGGACCCTGAAGTCTTTAAGAAATATCCAGATGATATCATTGAGCAGAACAGAAAGAAGAACTTTGATAACTGGGAAAATGACAAGTTCCTATTCTTCTGGAACAATCGGAATGCACGACGAAAGATGAGCGGCTCTCTCGTTTGGTGGTTTAAGGAGTTCTTAGATGAAGTTGGCCATGATAAAGCTTGTCTAATGATGCACACAGACCCCAAAGACGAGAATGGGCCGAACCTACTTGCGATTGTAGAAGAACTCGGAATGACAAATGGTGAAATCATATTCTCTAGAGACAAGGTCAATCCTGATGATCTAGCACTGATGTACAACATGTCAGATTGCACGATTAACATTGCAGACGCTGAGGGATTTGGTCTAAGTCAAAATGAGAGTTTGGCTTGTGCAACTCCGACTATTACAACCATGACAGGCGGTTTACAGGAGCAAGTCACAGATGGCAAAGACTGGTTTGGCATCGGCATTAAGCCAGCCAGTAAAGCAGTGATTGGCTCTCAATTAGTTCCCTTCATCTATGAGGACCGTATTTGTAAAGAAGACTTTATTGCAGCTTGCAAGAAGATGCTTGAAACTCCCAAAGAAGAACTGAAAGAAATGGGTCGCAAAGGCAGAGAACATATCGAAAAGAACTACAGCTTCAACGACTATACGAAGAAATGGGTTGTGCTATTGCAGGACATTCATGAACGCTATGGATCGTGGGATACACGAAAGAACTATAAGAGCTGGACAGCAAAGGAGTTTTAAAGATGACTAAAAAAGTACTACTAAAAGCACCTATCCTAACAGCTTCCGGATACGGACATCACGCCCGAACTGTTTACCGAGCATTGGCCTCCCGGCCAGATCTGTTCGACATCTATATTGAAGCCCTTCGTTGGGGACATACATCGTGGTTGTGGGAAGACACAGAAGAACGTCGAGAGATTGACAAACTTATTGCAAAGACTCACATGCATTCACAACAGAAAGGTCAATATGACGTAGCCTTTCATGTAACCATCCCAAATGAATTTCAAAAGCTAGCACCACTAACAATTGGTTGCACAGCGGGTATTGAAAGCAGTAAAGTATCCGCTAAGTGGCTAGAGAAAATCAACGAGAGTGTGAACAAGGTTGTAACAGTATCACAGTTTGGAATGAGAGGGATCCAGAACACAGTTCACTTCTCAAAAGATCCTAAAACTGACCAACAGATAGGACTCAAACTCAACAAGCCTATTAGCTATGTCAGTTATCCGGTCCTGGACTACAAGAGGGTCGATTTAGGAATCAAGTTGCCATGTGACTTCAACTTCTTAGTTGTATCTCAGTGGGGACCACGAAAGAACATCGAGAACACAATCAAATGGTTTGTCGAAGAGTTCCAAAATGAAAGTGTAGGGTTGGTACTTAAGCTTTCAAAAGTTAACAACTCTATTATGGACAAGGAACGAGTTGAGAAAGAACTCACAGGTCTTCTCAGCAAATATCCAGACAAGAAGTGTCATGTACATCTAGTCCATGGTTATATGAACAATGATGAGCTACACTCATTATATCACCACAAACAAATCAAAGCTTTTGTTAATATATCACACGGAGAGGGCTATGGATTGCCGATATTCGAAGCTGCTTATTGCGGAATGCCAATTATTACTCATACATGGGGCGGTCAAACTGATTTCCTATATTGTGATGTCAAAAAGAAAAATGGTTCGCATAAAAGAACGGGTATGTTTTCTAAAGTCGATTATAAACTCTTAGAAGTCCAGGACAAAGCTGTGTGGCCGGGAGTTGTCGAGAAGGACTCTAGCTGGGCATTCCCCATTGAGATGAGCTACAAGGGAAAGCTACGGGAAGTATATAAGGACTATGGACGACACAAATCGACAGCAAAGAAGCTTCAGAAGCATGTGTTGAAGAACTTTACTACTGAGAAGATCTATGATGATTATATCACACAGGTATTCGGCGAAGTTCCTAAAAAGATTGAATTGAAGTACGTCGTTGTGTCAGACATGTTTGCTGAACAGTTTCAAGGCGGCGCAGAGTTCACATTGGAGTCATTGATTGGATCTTGTACAGATGGTTTGATCAAGTACAATTCTGACCACGTTACCGATGTCCTGATTGATCAATATAAAGATAAGACATGGATCTTTGGTAACTTCACGAAATTGAACCCAAGCTTACTTAGCAAATTCAAAGAGAAGAGCATTGATTACAGCGTTATTGAGTTTGATTATAAGTACTGCAAGTACAGGAATCCTCAATTGCATTTGACCATGGAAGGTAAAGACTGCGATTGCATCGACTCAGAACATGGCAAGAACATTCGTAGCTTTTATGAAGCCGCCAACTATGTGTTCTATATGTCTGACAAACAAATGAACTTCACAGAAGATAAGCTTGCGAACAAACATCCCAATGGCCTTGTTTTGTCTTCATCGTTTGATAATGAATTTTTCCAAATTATCGACCAGCTACGTCAAAGGTATGCAGAGAAGAAAACAGACCTGTGGTTGATTCCCGGTTCACCTTTCTGGGTGAAGGGTGCTGATCAAGCTGAGGAATGGTGTAAAGCCAACAACAAACGATATGAAAAGCTTGTTGACTTACCATATATTGAAACATTGAAGAAATTAGCACAAGCTGAAGGCTTATGTTTTCTGCCAGCAGGCGAAGACACTTGCCCACGATTGGTCATCGAAGCCAAGCTTTTGGGATGCGAGTTAGTCCTGAACGACTTCGTGCAACATAAAGAAGAAGAGTGGTTTGATACAGAGAATCTAGAAGATATGACAAACTATCTTAAACATTCTCAGCTACTGTTCTGGAGTCGAGTAAACTCCGCTGCGTGACAAATGAGCGACCTGATCCAAACATTATGGATAGGCTCAGAGCTTTCCGAAATGGAAAGACTATCGCTAGCCTCGTTTGTTTATCATGACCATCCAGTTGATTTATATACATACGAAGATGTATCTGGCATTCCAGACGGAGTGAATATCCGCGATGCCAACGAGATTCTTCCAGAAGACATGATCTTCCAATATAAGGATCATAAGAGCTTCTCAGCTTTCTCAAACTACTTTCGTTATAAGCTACTGTATGAGAAGGGAAACTGGTGGGTTGATACAGACGTTGTTTGTTTGAGACCATTTGACTTCGATGGAATGAATGTGTTTTGCAGCGAAGACATTCCTCCATTTGGAACTGGCAATCATCACGTTGGATCTTGTGTAATAAAACTACCAAAGGGCAGCATGTTAGCCAAAGAGATGTTTGAATACTGTACTATACAAGATAAAGAGACACTCAAATGGGGAACAGTTGGTCCTAAACTAGTGCAGAAAACTGTTGATAAGTTCGGTATGAGGTTCTTCGTAGAGAAGCCTGAAGTATTCTGTCCAATCCCCGGAGCATTATGGTGGAAGTATGTCAATGAACAAAAGCTAGAATTCTCAGACAATGTGTATGCTGCTCACTTATGGAATGAGATGTGGCGCCGATCTAATGTTGAGAAGAATGAAGAGTTTCATATTAACTCATTCTATGAGAGAATGAAGAAGAAGTATCTATGAGAATTTTGTACCTAGTCGATAAGCATGAATATGATACAAAAATGAGCCGTGTACGGTTTCATGGTATGTTAGCAATCGGTAGATTACCTGACATTGAGGTACATTGGAGCGGACTTAATTGGCCTGATTACGATATTGCATTGACAACACAAGAGAACATTGATAAGATATATCCTAATCCTGATTTGGTTGTTGCTTACAAACCATTACTTCTCAGAGAGTTTGGTAAGGTAACTCATAAAACATGTATTCGATACAATGAGATGTTTGATATTACAAAGACTGTCAAAGAGATTGAGGAAGCTGATCCGGATATTATCATCTGTCATCACGAGAATGACAAAATACAGTACAGCAAGCTAATGAAAAATCGACACTTCGACTACATTGGACATTGTGCAGAGAAGGTTATCTACAAAGACCACAAGGTTGAGAAAAAGGTTGATTTAATGTTGATTGGAGCAGTTCGCACAAAGTCAATATTAGGAGATCACTATCCTTTGAGAATCAGGATAGCAAGAGATATTCTACCAAAGATCAACCCAAAGTATCGCTGCGTCGTACTTCAACACCCAGGAGGTGTTCTATACGACGCCCCATCAGAACGAAATAGCTTTGAGTTCGCACAAGCTATTGGAATGGCTAGAATCTGCATAACATGTTCCGGACAACCAAAATCTAAATTTGGTAAGTATGTTGAAGTTCCAATGTGCGGAACAGCACTGGCTGCCGATCTACCGAATCAAGAACAACTAGCTTTGGGTGCGTTTGTGATTGAACTCAAAGACTCAATGTCTGATCAACAGATCATTGACTTATTAGAGGGATATCTGGAGAATAAAGACCTGTTGAAACGGAATACATCTATTGGTTTGAAATATGCCAAAGAGTTCACACAGGAAAAGTACGCAGAACGATTTATGGAGGTTGTATCAAGATGAGAGTATACGCACATTATGCTAGAGAAAATTGGGTAATAGATCGAGTTGCTGCTGAGTTTAATTCTCAGAATCTAGATTTTATCACAGTTGATCCAGCGAAAGCTGATGTCATTTGGGTATTATCGCCATGGATTTGGAATTCAGTACCATTAAAGATGCTGGAGCAAAAGAAGGTTGTTATGACAATTCATCATATTGTTCCAGAGAAGTTCAATCTCAAAGAGTTCCTAGTGAGAGATCATTATGTGAATCTATATCATGTCCCGTGTCAGAAGACAAAGGACTTTATCTCTCAGTACACCAACAAACCTATTGATATTATTGGCTATTGGATTGATTTGGATTTCTGGAAGCCAGAGAGCAAGACGGCAGCAAGGCGAGCTTTGAATCTAGATCCATCTGACTATATCATTGGATCATTTCAACGAGATACAGAAGGACATGATTTGAAAACTCCCAAGCTAGAGAAAGGCCCTGACTTATTTGTACAGTATGTGAAAGAGAACAGGAAAGAGAACACGCACGTTCTTCTTGGAGGCTGGCGGCGCCAGTACATCATCAATGAACTAGAGAAGGAATATATCAAGTACACTATGATGCCACTGGTACAGCGTGAGACGCTTAAGAAGATGTACGCGGCCTGTGACCTATATGTTGTGTCATCTCGCCACGAGGGCGGCCCACAGGCAGTTCTAGAGGCACCTGCAATGAAGGTGCCAATCATCTCAACTGACGTTGGAATGGCTTCTGCCATATTACCAGAGAAATGTGTGTTCGATGTTACAAAGGGCGATTACATTCCAACTACCGAGGATGTTGAAGAAGCATTCCAGAATGTGCAACAATATAATCTCAAACAACATGTACAAAATTATGGTATGATGTTTTGGAGGGCATGATGAAGAGAGCTTTGATAACTGGGATTAATGGAATGGATGGTAGCCATTTGGCTGATTTTCTTTTAGAAAAGAATTATGAGGTTTATGGTTTGGAGCGCCGCTCATCTTCCAGAAATAGAGTTAATACTGAGCATTTGGCGGATAGTATAACATTTCTAACTGGAGATTTGACAGATCAAAATTCATTGGTGCGCGCCTTAAAAACAAGTGATCCTCAAGAAGTGTACAATTTAGGTGCCCAGTCTTTTGTTGGTGAGAGTTGGAACACGCCCGAGCAGACATCAAATGTTACGGGGTTGGGAGTACTAAGAATGGTTGAAGCCATTCGAGAGTATAATGTTGGTATTAGGTTTTATCAGGCCAGTTCGTCCGAGCTTTTTGGTCGTATGACAGAAAATCCAGCCAAAGAAACAACACCATTTTACCCACGTAGTCCGTATGGAGTATCTAAATTGTATGGGCATTGGATCACAAAGAATTATAGAGAATCATACGGAATGTATGCTTGTTCGGGTATTTTGTTTAATCATGAATCCGAAAGACGAGGCATTGAATTTGTAACTAGAAAGATTTCAGATGGAGTTGCTCGTATTGCGCTGGGTATGTCAGAATATATTACCCTTGGCAATCTTGAATCCTGCCGCGATTGGGGATATGCTCCAGATTATGTTGAAGCAATGTGGCTTATGCTGCAGCAAGACAAACCAGATGATTTTGTGATTGCAACCGGCAAAACACACTCGATTCGTGAGTTTTTGGATGAAGCCTTCAAGGTTGCTGGTATACAGAATTGGCCCAAACACATTAAACAAGACTCTAGATTTGTGAGACCAGCGGAAGTGGATGTACTCCGAGGGGATTCAACAAAAGCAAAGAAACTGTTGGGTTGGGAACCTATGGTAGAATTCAAAGAGCTTGTTTCACGTATGGTTATTAACGATTTGAAGAAGTTGGAGAATAAATAATGGATTTCACACTAAAGAGCACAACTTCAAATTCTTCAAAATTGTCCAAGATTATTCATATTAAAGATAAACTAGAAGAGATTGGTGTACAACTAGACAGAGATATCAATTTGGGTGATTTTGATTCTATTGGGGAATATACTGCCAAAAGAACAAGGACGCGTGGTACTGAGTTGTACAAGTCAGTTGGCTGCTTTTACAGACCAAATTATGAGCGTGGTATTCTAATCTATAGTTTGATTAAAAAATACAACATCAAATCGTTCTTAGAAATTGGATTTGGTAGAGGGTATTCGACGTTCTGCGCAGCGCTGGCCATGATTGACGCTGGTATCGATGGCAAAATTGTCACAGTTGACCCGAGTATTGATGAAGAATACTTAAAACAGCTAGCCAACGTATTCCCAAAGGAGTGGTTTGACAAGATCGAGTTCATCAAGAATAGATCAGAGAATGTATTGCCAAAGATTGAAGAAACTTTTGATATGGTTTATATCGATGGTGATCACACATACGATGGAGTTTGCAAAGATTGGGAAGGCACAAAGGATAAGTTCAATAAATTTCTGCTGTTTGATGATTATCATTTGCCAAGCAAAACTCATCATGATATTGATTGTGCTAGATTAATTGATCAAATCGAAGACAAAACAAAAGAACTAATCATCATGGACAGGCGAATCTTTTTGGACGATCGTGGGTATGCTGACAATGAAATTGATTACGGACAGGTGTTGCTAACAAAACATGAAAATCTGTATTAACAGAAAACCAGTAGAAGGACCATGGGGAGGCGGAAATCAATTCCTCAAGGCATACTGCAGAGTTCTTCATGATGAGGGACATACCGTGGTCCACAAGTTGGAACCTGATGTCGATGTAATTCATCTCCAGGATCCTAGACTTGATGAACTTGGTATATCAATGAATGAGGTATATCGCTTTAAGAAGCAATATCCAAATGTGAAAATCATTCATAGGGTTAATGAGTGTGATGCCCGAAAAGGCACAACGGATATGGACAGAGCACTTCTATGGTGCAGCAGCTTTACGGATGTCACAGTGTTTGTATCAGATTGGATCGCAGAGTACTTTGAAGATCAATGGTCTTGTGATGAAAGAGTGGTTATCAAGAATGGAGTTGATTTGGACATATTCAGTTCAAACGAGAAACATAATAAGAAAATCAACATAGTAGCACATCACTGGTCAGATAACTATTTAAAGGGATTTGATATTTATAACAAACTTGATGATTGGATTGGAGAAAACAAAGATGAATACACATTCACTTACATTGGGCGAGAACATGGCGCTTTCCGAAATACTAAAGTCATTAAGCCATTACATGGTAAGGTACTTGGGGATGAATTGGGAAAATATGATGTATATGTCTCTGCAAGTCGATTCGATCCTGGCCCAAATCACATTCTAGAAGCTATAGCTTGTGAATTGCCAACATACTCTTATGTAGATGGCGGAGGAGCTTGTGAATTTGCAGGAACAGACCATGTTTACAATAGCTTTGAAGAGTTAGTAGATATCCTAAACAAGAAGACATTCGAGAAGAACAAAACAAGCGTAACGACGTGGGACGAATGCATCAAACAATACGTGGAGTTGCTATGATTAAGCTCTTGTGCTTTGATTTAGATGGTGTTTTAGTAGATGCTAGAGATATGCATTATGAGGCCATGAACAGAGCGCTTAGGACTGTTGATGAAAGATATGTTATAAGCAAAGAAGAACACTTGTCTACATATGATGGATTGCCGACCAGCAAGAAATGTCAATTACTTACAAAGCACAAAGGCTTGCCTCCTCCACTTTACAATGAAGTTTGGTTACAAAAACAAGCAGCTACTAAAGACATTATTATGCGTGAGATGTCATATGATGAAAGGATGAGATCTGTTCTAGAACAATTCAAAAGAAAAGGGTATCAGATCTGTGTAGCTTCAAATTCAATCCGTGAGTCGCTCAAAATGATGCTACTCAAAAAGGGCCTGCTGGAATACGTTGACTTCTATGTATCTAATCAAGATGTTAAGAATCCCAAACCAAACCCAGAGATGTACTTTCAATGTATGATCAAAGCAGAAGTGAGCGCCAAAGAAACATTAATCATAGAAGATTCACACGTCGGAAGAGCAGCAGCTTTAAGCTCCGGCGCTCATCTATGTGCAGTTGAGGATCCTGAAGCAGTAACATTCGAGAAGGTTATGTCTTCGATAAGAGAGGTTGATAAAGTGTCAAAGATTAAGCCCAAGTGGCAAGGCAAAGATATGAACGTTCTCATACCAATGGCCGGAGCAGGAACTCGCTTTGTGCAGGCCGGATATACATTTCCGAAGCCATTAATCGAAGTGAACGGCAAACCGATGATTCAGTTGGTTGTCGAGAACCTGAATCTGGACGCTAAGCACATCTTCATCGTACAGAAGGAACATTATGAGAAGTACAACCTTAAGTATCTTCTCAGCTTGATTGCCCATAACTGTGAGATTGTCCAAGTTGATTCAGTTACAGAAGGAGCAGCTTGTACGACACTGTTAGCCAAGGAATACATCGACAACGATAAGCAACTATTGATTGCCAACTCTGATCAGTTCATTGAATGGGATAGTAACGAGTTCATGTATTCTATGGTTGGTGAGAACATTGATGGCGGAATTCTGACATTTAAGGCAACACACCCTAAGTGGAGCTTTGCAAGGTTAAATGAAGATGGATATGTCGCAGAGGTCGCAGAGAAGAAGCCTATCTCGGACCTTGCCACAGTTGGTATCTATTACTATGCTAAGGGATCTGATTATGTTAAGTACGCTGAGCAAATGATTAAGAAAGATATTAGAACCAATAATGAGTTCTATGTATGTCCCGTGTTTAATGAAGCAATCAAGGATGGAAAGAAAATCAAGACTTTCAACATCAAAAAGATGTGGGGTATTGGAGATCCGGAAGGATTGCGAACGTTTGTAGAAAATTATAATGGAGAATAAGAAAATATGATTATTGATGAGCATGGTTATTGGGCTTTTGTCGATGTTACGAAGAAGTAAACCACGAGTTTACAAAAATAATGTATGTGGTGTATTATAGACACAATGCACATTAGGGAGAAAATATGATTGTATTGGGCTTGCCGTCGCCTCACCACAGTGGTTGGGGTTTAATCAAGGATGGAAAGGTAGTAAGAGCAATTCAAGAAGAGAGGCTTAATAGGATTAAACACTATCCTTATTATACTGATTTGCAGAAATATCCGATGACGTTGGGAATAGATTATTTGTTTAATGGTTTGGAATTTGATATATCAAACTGCGACGTAGTCACAATTCCATCAATTCCTAGAACTGTTAAAGATTATGATCATTTAGATGTGGTTGCTTTTGAAAGTGTCGACGAGGTGATAAATAATAACATTGATCCAAATAACGATGTTGTTTTGAGTTATATTAGATCAAAAGGATTTTCTGGAAAGGTGGTCTTTGTCAATCATCAACTTTCACATGCTGCATATGTATATAATTATTCTGGATATAAGTCATGTGATGTATTATCATATGATGGATCTGGTTGTGGTTGGCCACCGGAAGTCGTCGCCGGCTTTCACGTAGATAATCATTCTTATACAAAGCTATTTTCGTATCATGTACCACACAGTCTAGGCCACATTTATTCAAATACTACAGATAGAATATTTGGCCCAAAATCTGACGGCCAAGAAGGCAAAACTATGGGCTTGGCTCCGTATGGAGTCCCTAATCCTAATTTGAAAATGTTGATACAACAAGAAGATATGTTTGTTGCAACATATCCAAATACCACGAAAATGCCATATGCAGGCGTACATCCATATAATAGTGTTTTTGGGTTAAGACAAGGTAACATACCACAGAGAACAAAAGGAAAAGAGTGGGATTTTGATGACCCGTCGGATAAAGCTTATATTAGCTTGGCAGCTTCTGCCCAAAACTCAATTGAAGAGGCTGGTATGTATTATGCAAGAAAACTCAAGGGACTTACTGATGAAGAGAACCTATGTCTAGTAGGTGGAGTCGCCTTAAATGGCTGTCTAAATGGATTGATTCGAAGGTCTAAAATTTATAACTCTACTTTCGCTGGTCCAGCATCTCACGACGGAGGCCATGGACTGGGCGCCCCATTGTATTATAGTAATTTGAGCAATCCATCTCCAGTACAAAAGATTAAAGATGATTTCTTAGGATACTCATACACTGTCGATGAGTGCAAAAATGCTGCAGTAGAATTTAATGTTGATTATGAGGAGTTTGATAGTATTGATTCTTTGGGAATTGATATGGCTAAATCCATTGTGGACCAAAAGATTGTTGCGATTTTTGAAGGTGCTTCTGAATTCGGACCTAGAGCGTTGGGGCATAGAAGCATTGTTGTGGATCCACGATGTCCTGAAATGAAAGATGTTCTAAATGCAAAAGTTAAATTTAGAGAAGCTTATAGACCATTTGCGCCATTTGTTCTCAAAGAACATGCTCTAGATTTTTTTGAGTTTGATGATTCTGAGTATATGTTGTTTGTGGCGAAAGCAACTGAACGCGCCAAGCGGGAAGTTCCGGCAGTGATCCATGTTGATGACACGGCGAGAATGCAGACGGTTACGAGCGATAATCAACCTTTTTACAACTTATTAAATCATTTTTATAGAATGACTGGAACACCAGTCTTGTTGAATACTAGTTTTAACGTGGCCGGCGAGCCGATTGTTGAAACTCCACAAGACGCAATTAGGTGTTTTTTAAGCACTTCTATAGATATTTTATATTTGAACAGTCTTAAAATAAAAAAAGGAGATAACAATGAAAGTAGTAACTAAGCCGTGGGGCAAAGAGATTTGGATTGAGTTAAATGATAAGTACTGTTTTAAACAGGTCTTTCTGAACGAAGGGTTCAGGACATCTTATCAGTTTCACCGAGTGAAAACGGAAACTAACTTTATCGTTGAAGGTAAAGCTATTGTGTTTTTGGAGAACAACGTTGGAGAAATCAAGCGACATGAGCTTGAAGCTGGAGACTTCTTCACAGTGCCTCCGATGATTAAGCATCGTGTAGCAGCAGTAACCAATCTGGTAATGATGGAAGTATCAACTCCTGAAGTGGATGACGTTGTTCGTCTTGAGGACGACTCACATCGAGGCAATGGACGTATTGCCTCAGAGCATGAATCAGTATAAGCTTTGTATCCTTGCTGCTGGCAAGGGTATTAGACTTGGATGCCTGACAGAAAACTTCAATAAAGCGTTATTGCCTATCAACGAGAAAGCAATCATAACGCATATTATTGAGAATCACCCGAAACATATTGAGATTGTTGTTGCCGTAGGATATCAGGGCAAGAAGGTGCAGGAGTATCTTCAACATGCCCATCCAGATAGAAACATCAAGTGCGTGTTCGTGGAGAACTTTGAAGGTGAGGGCTCAGGTCCAGGTCATTCGTTGTTGTGTTGTAAGGATGAGCTTCAGTGTCGGTTTGTGATGTGTACGGCAGATACGATAACAGAGCTATATCAGAGGCAACTTTCGATACAATACGAGCATTACAATTGGATGGGACATTCTTTCATACCCTACAAAGATATCAAAGATTATTGCACAATGCGCGTGAATCATCTTCTTGGTGAAGCTCGTGTGGATTCGTTATATGACAAAATAGATAGCAATATGCCCTGTGCTTTTATAGGGTTAGCTTGTGTTTATGATTATGCGCCATTTTGGGATAGTTTAGAATCGGATGGAAACTTAATTAACGCATTCAAAGGATTGATTCGTAAACCGCTTCATGCTGTATACTTTAGCGACTGGATAGACACCGGAATGAGAGATAAGTATCACGAAGCTAAGAAGAAGATGGAAGGCACCGAACAGTTTGACTTCTCAAAGGCTAATGAATACACATATAAAGTCGATGGGCGATTGATCAAATACTTCGAAGATAAGGATATCGTCGAAAAGAGATATCAACGAGCGCTACAACTTGGTAATATGGTCCCAAAGATCACATTGAAAACGGATTCATTCTTCTCATATGATATAGTCCCTGGAGACGTTCTGTATGATTGTTATGACTCTGGAGTAACAAAGGACTTCTTAATGTGGTGCGTTAAAAATCTGTGGAAGAAGGTTGAAGTTGATAAGTTCACTTTCAAATTGGCGTGCGAGGGATTCTATAAAGTCAAAACAAAGGATAGGCTGTCTAAGTTCTATATGAAATACCCGTCACTGATAGACGAGTCTGTGATGGTCAATGGTTTAGAGTTACCCTCGTTGGGATCTTTGTTGGAGAAAATAGATTGGGAACAATTATTGCACGGTGCTATTCCTGTACACTTTCATGGAGATCTGCAGTATGACAATGTGGTGAAAATCCAAAATGGCTATAAGCTAATCGACTGGAGACAAGACTTTTTTGGATTAGATGTTGGAGATCTTTATTATGATTTCGCTAAGATATACGGCGGACTTACGATGCCATACCGACTAATCAAGGATAACAAGTTTGAATACTCAGAAAACAATGGCGAGATCAAATATAACTTTGAAACTAGTAATAATTTGAACTCAAGTAGAGAAGTATTTGAGAAGTTCGTTCAGAAATGTAATTTTGATTTACCACGTATTAAGCTGATTAGAGCGCTAATATATCTTAACATGTCTCCGCTTCATAAATACCCATTCGACAAGATGCTATATTATGTTGCCAGACACTACCTAAACGAGGCCACAAATGAAGATAATTGCATTTGATTTAGACGATGTTTTGTGTGAACGACCCACTGAGTCTGGAGGAATCGAGAAGTATTCCCACTGCACACCAAAACCAGAAATGATTGAAATCATTAATAAATGCTATGATGCTGGTCATGACGTGATAGTTTATACAGCTCGCGGCATGAAGGTTTTTGATGGAAATGTTGACATCATACACAAAAAGTTGTATAATTTGACTAAGAATCAACTACACGAATGGGGAATCAAATATAACAGATTGGTGATGGGTAAGCAATATTATGATATTTTGATTGACGACAAAGCCATCTTCTCAGAAGAGATCAAAAACTACGAGGACATATTGGAGAACATTACATGAAAAGAGTCGCTACACTGTTTCTGCAGAGAAACTTACCAGACATTACGAATCAATTTGCTAAGCATTTTGAAAAATGGAACGGACATGTGTCTGATTTTTATGTAATTGAAAGCGGATCGGACGACGACAAGCTAACAAATTACCCAACGTTCCATGCCGACTGGGCGGAAGCAAGAAAAGCTGGCATGCATTTCCCCAGGGGCCTTAACTTCGGATTATTAGAACTTAAAAAGCTTCAACGAGAATATGACTATATCGTGTTGGCTATGGGAGATACGGTGCTGTATGACGAGCCAACTATAGAAGTCATGGTCAATTTAATGGATAAGAATGAGAGAATGGGCATTTTAGCTCCTATCTCTCCTTTCCACGATGTAGACAGTCAACCGAACTTTAGCTTGAATGGAAAAGGAATCATTTCTCATTGGTTAATGCCACATGTTTTTTGGATGTTCCGAAGAGAATATCTGGATGAAGTCGTCAAAGAGAACGCTGATAACACATATATGGGATATTTCTATGACGGGACTAACTTTAGAGGGTATGACGCAGACACTGAACTGATCCTCAAAGCGTATCAGAACAATTGGTTCTTTGGGATCACCAACAAGGTTAAGCATCACGAGATCTATGATTTGACCGAAAAGAACTATAAGAGGATGAAAACTGAACCATTCTCTTTACACAAAGACTTGATGTTCAACGAGGGTTTAGAATGGCTACAAAGAAAATATGGATTTGAGAACAAATACCGAATGCGAGATTTGGTCCAAGCACATTACGAAACTTTCTTTGAAGACAATCCAGGCTTGAAGTATCTTACTCGTTGGTAATTGTTTTGGAATCTTTTTGTTTCAATGGCCATTCAGGTTGCAAGATTGAGGTTTCCCGGAAAGATGGAGAAACCACAGTCAGAAAGCATTCATCGGAGGATTCATACAATGAGAGGCTTGGACTTCAAGCTGCTAAACAAGAACGCTTTCGAAGCATCATACATGAAGAGGAGTTTGACATACCAAAGGTTCTAGCGGTAGAGAAAGATCATTTTGATATGAGATTCTTCTATGGTAAGGACATGGTAACTCATTTCAGTTCTTGTGGTGTAGATTCTATTGATGATTTCTGTAGTAGAATTTTCAAATTGATCCAGTTTGAAATTGATAGTTCTCAAGTGGAAGACTTCCGTAAGGATATGTTCTTAAACAAGTTTCACACCATAAAGGCAGAATTGACCACACTTAACGCTGGAAGGATCGAGAGATACTTTAATGCTTTGCCAGTGGACAACATACCACATGGCATATGCCATGGAGATCTCTCACTAACAAATATGCTTGTTGACAGGTTAGAGAAGAAGATTTGTTTGATTGACTTCTTAGACACATTTTATGAAACTCCTTTGCAAGATGTAGTAAAATTGAGGCAAGACACGAAGTACTTGTGGTCGATGTTATTTTATAACTCTATGTATGATTCTACTAGATACAAGATTGTTATGTCGTATATTGATAAACAAGTGGAGAATTTCATGTCAGGTTTCAGGTGGTATCAATTGTATTATCGACCATTCCAAATTATGAATTTTCTAAGAATATTGCCATATGCGACAGGAACAAAGAGAGACTTCGTCGCTAGGGAACTAAATGATATGGTGAAAGAATGGACTTAATCATCACTGCAGCAGGCCAGTCAACTAGATTCCCAGATTCACGTCCAAAATGGTTATTGACTCACCCACAAGGCAATCTAATGGTGGCTGAGTCGATCAAAGGACTTCCTTACGACGACTTTGAAGAAATTCACATGGTTGTTCTAAAAGAACACCTAGAAACATATGGTTGTGAATCAGGTATAAAAGATGCATTTGGAATTCTGGGAATCCGTGGTAAACTGAGGCTGGTAATACTGGAAGAACCTACTAAAAATCAACCAGAAACTGTCAGTAAATGTCTTTCTATCACTGGTCGACAAGTATCGTTTCTTATCAAAGATACAGACAACTACTTTGAATCTAAAGATATTATACCAAACTCAATCATGACTTACGATCTGATGCGCATGAACAATGTTAATGCTAGCAACAAAAGCTATGTCGAGAAGAATGAGAAAGGTTTGATAACAAACATATTAGAGAAGCAAATCATATCATCTGAGTTTTGTTGTGGAGGTTATTCGTTTGCTTCTCCGAGTGAGTTCCAGAAGAATTTTGAGGAGATTAAGCACCACGACGATCTTTATCTCTCTCACGTTGTATTCCAAATGATATTAAATGATATCGCATTTACTACATCACCCGTCGAAGAGTATTTTGATTGGGGAACAAAAAAAGATTGGGACGAGTACAAATCAGCATTTGGAACATTCTTTGTTGATATCGATGGTCTTCTGGTCGAGAACTCTGGCCGCTTCTTCTCTCCATTCTGGGGAACAACAGGCCCAATCCAGAACAATATCGACGCCATCAATAAACTATATAATTCAGGACGGACACAAATTATCCTGACCACATCTAGAAGTTCTCAGTTTTCTCATATCAGCGAGCATCAGCTTAAAGAGCTTGGAGTAGGATATCATCGAATCATATATGACCTAATGCACTGTAAACGCACGATTATCAATGATTACGCTGCATCAAATACATATCCGTCATGTGAAGCTATTAATATTGAGAGGGACAACTATAGCGAATTGAACAGCAAATTATCAGGAGTTTTGGAATGAGAATCGGTGTAGCCATTTCGGTTTATAACAAGGGCCATTTCGTGGCCACCAATTTACGAATTCTTAAGGATCTTTGGTCGCCGAAGCCACATGTTTCAGTCTGTTGTAATGATCCGAATACGTTTGAAAAGTTAAGATTGCTTGACATTGATTCTCTAAGTAGCGGAAGAGATCTCCCATTCGACACGAAGCCAGCTTTGCGAACCAGACAAAACGATTGTATTCGCACTTCAGTACTTGGAGCAGCCCCTTTTTGCGATTACGTTATTCATTGGCACGCTGATGCATTTGCCTTAGACCAGAGTAAAATTGAGTCCATTGTTAGACATATGGTTCTGAGCGGTTGTTGCTTTGCAGCCCGAGGGTTGTGGCAGACACACAGATGTCAAAAGGTCCCTGATGGAGATTTGGATGATCACTTTTTCATTATTCGTTCTGATAAGGCTGAGGAAGTATTCGCACGGAATGAAGAAGAAACATATTATGATTATGTTCGCCAACTTGCTGAAGCTGGAGTATGTTCTGAAGGTATGTTGTCAAATCTTGTACAACGCGTCACTTCTCAAGAAAAGATTTACATCTACTCGGACATGAGTGAGTGCGAAGTACTACCAAGTGAAAAGAGAGACTCAAGGTATGATGATGGGATTGCTCATAGAACTTTACCACCAGTGAATTTCGACAGAGGACGAAAGCTATTGCATTGCGATGATCTAAAAGAGCTTCATCGGATATTCAAGGAAGAAAACATCGATACTGATTACATTGTGGAGGAATTATAATGTCATTTAACAGGGAATTATCTATTAGTATGTTTAATGCAAATAGCGAAGAAGAATTACGCAGTAAGCTGTACGGGCAGTGGAGTGATTTAACCACCGTCGAGACAAATTGTATTACCGAGAAGTTGAGTGAGTTTAATAGTCCTAGATATTGTGAGATTGGTGTTTACTTCGGCGGCAATTTTTTGAAAGTATACAAAAGCTTACAAGAATCTAAAGAAGACTTTCACATGTATGGCGTCGACTTGTTTGAAAATCTAAAGGCAGAGGAACAAACCTCACAAACGCATGATTTGTATAATAAATGGAATATGCTGAATGTTGCCGTGAAGGTAGAACTAGAAGAGGCTCTACACCAGCGCCTGTGTCATAAATTTACATTGGTTAAGGGGCATTCAGATGTAGCCGTTGAAGGTTTACAGGAGAAGTGCGACGTTTTCTTTATCGACGGCAATCATACCTATGAACAAACAATGCTAGACGCGAAGGCATGTATTTCGTCTTCTAAAGTTGGAAGCTATTTGATTTTCCATAACGCATCAAAAAACATTCAACCAGATCCACAATATGTTCTTAGAGACGGTGGGCCTCACTTGGTCGTGGAGAATCTATGTAAGTTGGATAATGTAGAGTTTGTGGAAAGCGCTGAGCGATGTTCTGTGGTGAGGGTTCTTAGTGTCTGATATCGAAGTAACAATGCATATCACATCATACAACAGACCCCAGAGGTTGAGAGGGTGCATTGAATCTTTCTTTTCGTCATGTGAATACGACATGTCTAAGTTGGAATTGATCATAGTGGACAACGGTTCTGACAACGAGGAAGTGCTTTCTTATATTAAGAATTTGGAAGTACCATGCGCCGAATACAGGTATATCTTGAATGACAAGAATGATTATCCTTCTTGTTTAAGGTTCGCAAAGATCCAAGCAAGAAGAATAGCCAAGGGAAACTACTTTGTTGATTGTCCAGATGACCACATGTTTGTCGTTAAATCTGACTGGATATCTGAAAACATAGAGTTACTTGAATATGATAATACAGCAGGATGCATTATTCATTTTGCTCAGCCAGAGTACCGATACGCGAAAGCAAATAATAAGATGATAAGACTTCCCAATGGACTATTAAGGTCATGCCACAAAGGCTATGCTGATTATCATATTATGCGAAGAGAAGTGTACAAAGAACTCGGAGAATATGAATATCAGTTGGGCCGGGAGGCAGAAGACGAATATATGGACAGAGCCTTAAAAGCTGGCTATCATAGGAACATAATGAAGATCCCAGTAGCATTCGTCAATGATGATGGATATAGTTTTGTAAATACAATCGAAAGTGACAAGCTAGTGGAGTATTTTGAGAATCAGAAAATTCCAATAACGAATGAACAGATGATAGCGCTCTCTCTACACCACAATTTGATTCAGAAATAAGAAGATGAAAAATCCATTAGTAACATACCATGCGAATACATATAACAATATGTTTTTCCTTAAGAATTTACTCATAAGTTTCAAAGAGTGTAACGTTTATGACAATTATGAATGGATCATTGCTGATTATGGATCGACAGATGACACTAGAGAGTTTCTTAGAGAGTTGGACTATAGTGATAAAGTAACAATCCTTCTAGGAGACGAGAGGAAGTACTTTGATGAACTTGATGAATTGGGTTTGTGTCCCAAATACAGTAATTCAATTGTTAAAAAAACCCACGCCATACTTGGCAAATATAGAAACGAAGTTAGAAAGCTAGCGAAGGGAGATTACCTTATTGATATCTCAGACGACCACCAGTTCATAAGAAAGGTAGATTGGGTGACTGAAATGATTGATGTCTTGTCCGCAGAGGGAACTGAAAAGGTATCATCAGTTATCTATCGAGGATTGTCGTTAGACAAGATCAACAAAGCAAGCAACGAAACAGAATTGGTACGAACAACAAATGATCATTCTGTTGATTATTATGTTTGCCAACACAAACACTATGATGATTATCATATGATGTCTAAGAAGATGTCTAAGAAGATGGGACCATATTTTCAGATTGAAAATGAAACTGACAAGGACAAAATTGCACTCTGGAAGAAGAGGGAACACAGTATCAACCATTGCGAAGACTACAACGAGAGATCTAAAAACATGGGACTAAAGAAGATCTTTCTTAAATATCCATATGTCATTGATTTTCCTAATAGCTGGAGAGGACGACTTAATAAGATAATGAGAAATTACGATCGTTTTGATGAAATCCCAACCGTAGTATCGTACTTTGAAGAGGGAGAAATGGAACATCATTTCTCAGATTTGGATAGACCAGTTAGTACAGACGAGATCATATTGCTCAAAGGAGTCAAATGAAAGTTGCATTTCTGATAGATAAGCCACAAACGTATCAAGTGGTAGCTCACTTATCACGAACATTTGTTGATCTAGGACACGAGTGTGTAACGCACGCTGTTTATGAATCTGATAGTATGCCTAACTCAGAGTGGAAATCATATAGGCACAGGAAGGCTTTAATCGAACAGTTTTTGAAAGAGAAGAAGCAGTACGACAAAACATTTGGCATCAACATGTTTAATGACATCTGGAAAGACATGTACCAGAAGGACTCTGTTGACACGCTAGCGCTGGAATATTGTTGGAACGAGTTGTACAACCATAAAAAGGGTTTTGCCAGCCACACGACCTTGCTGACGAACTCAGAGTGGTCTAAAGAAGCGCTAACGGACTTAACTGAGTATAAGAATATCAAGTTCTTTGGCAGCCCGTGGTTTGAACTAATTAACGAATTCAAGTCGAGCGAGAAAGGAGACTATGTTGTCTTCATGGCTCCGCACAATTCATATTTCCAGAAGTATCCAAATGTCGGCGCTACACTGTTGATGTTCTTACATAACTTACGAGAGTATACAAGGAAAATGGACCTCAAGTTGATTCTGAAGACCAGACAAAAGTATGGTTCTAGGTTGATTAGTTTGGGATCTTTTGACGAGGTTGTATCTGACACAAAACCATTCGACCACCTCAAGCTATATTCCGAAGCAAGAGGAGTGTTCCATTTCTGTTCCTCAGCGCTGATGGAGCTTGCTTTTCTGGAAGTACCTAGCATTTCTATATATCCTGAATTATATAGACAACTACACGACAATGATAAGTTCAAGACACCAGTTCGGCTGATTTCTGACAAATACTACAACAGTAATATGCATGACCTTGTGCATTCTTACAAAATAGGATATACTGAGTATGATGATTATGAGTTGCTTAAGAGAATCTTAGACAGTCTGGATTCTGATAAGAATTGGAATGAATACAAGAGTAAGAACTTCCCTGGCAATCACATCGGCGCCTCCAAACGTATAGTTGAATTTGTAAGTAAATGTTAATTAACCAAATGCATGTCAAAACGAACGCTTTGCTGAACAAGTGTTTGCTTCCACATTGTGTGTACAACGCAGCCCCAATCGAGAACTTTGAGGTCATTGAATACATTAGAAGTGTTTACGAATGTATGTTTTATGACCAAGTACCTTATGGCAACGACAAAGTCGTTAAAGTTCCGGAAATCAGAAAAGAAGATTATCAGTCTGACTATCTTAAAGAGGTTTTGAATATTAGAAAGTTTGTCGAATGTGATACAAATTACATTAAAGATGTGATTGTTCATGGCAGCATAGCCACGTTGGATTACGTTGAGAACTGGAGCGATTTGGACTTGATGGTGATTCTAGACGAACAAGCGCTTAAGACGGAGTACGATTATCGATCTGCCAAGTATGAGATTGAAAACATTAATGATTCTATATTGAGGTTTGATAAACATCAACATCATGGAGCCCATGTTCTAATAGATAAAGATCTTGAGATGTATCCTAGTGTGTTTTTACCAATTGAACTTTGGAAAGATACAAAAAGCCTGTTGAGATCTGGAGAATACAACTTCTGGTCTGTCCCGAGTTGTGATTTAGAAAGGAAGAGATTGCTGTCTATTCAGGAGACATTCATATCAGCCCAGAAGACTGGCATATTACATCATCACCCAGCTTGGGAAGAATATCTTCAAGAGAACTTCAAAAACGTCAACACCATGTACCAAATGAAGTACTTTCTTTCAGTTGTTATGTTGTTACCATCTTTGTTCATGAACTTAAATGATGTCTATTGCGAAAAGAAAGATTCGTTTGAGTTGTGTAGAAAACACATAAGTCCTGAGAACTATAAGATTATTGATATAGCAAGTCATGTTAGAAGTTCGTTTGAATCTAAAGAAGCATCGCTAATCAACGAGATACCTGATTGGGTACAACAGTTATTGGGCAAAGGCTATTTCAAAAGAGCAGCAGCCCTGACGAAAGAAATGGTCGAGAAATGCAACATTACGAAGATGTAATCAAAGAGTTCTGTAAGGACAACCCAGGTTTAGATATTTACCTAGCCGGTGAAGTGTCTCACCCCGGCATCTCCGACTTAGACTTCTTAGTATTAGACGAGAAACCAAAGATCTCCGAACGAGTAAAGAAGTATCTTAAAGGTGGAAACATCATCATCTATCCCAGCGATCTATTCCACAAGATCGACTACATTGAAAAGTTTAATCTAAAATTATTACAGGGCCAGATTAGATACAGAGACAAGCCGCCAGTCCGACCATTTAAAGCAGTTGAAATCATTGAGTGGGCTCCTGAACGATTGTGTTATTGTGACAATAGCCTTAACGCTTCAAAGAGTATTCATCTGACTTTAAAGTCTGTCCGTCGAAGCATTGATAACATTACTTCATTCTTAGATATCGACGAGCAATCTATAACTCCTTCCTTACGTTCAATCAATGACATAAGAATGATGAAGAAGAGATCCGTTGAAAGGCAGTATGCTGACCACATTATCTCACTAGGTATGTTAATACAAGATTTCAATATGTGTTACTACAAGCATATTTCATCTGATACTTTGCACGCAGATGTAGACATTAATGATTACTATAAATTCAACATTGTTGATAGCATACGCCAAATAAATGAACCATATGAGTTCTTATTAAGCTATTGGAATATCGTTACAAGATCAGTGCCTTGTGAACTAACAGATGAGCTTTTAAAGAGATGTCGGTTTCTTTATCATGACACAATACCACAAATTATTGATAAGGACTTCGAACAATTTGCGATCAAACGTTGGCAGATTCTGAACGAAGTCTTTGTGTGGTTCCGAGAGAAGGGATATAAGAGGGGAATGATTAAATATGGCTGGTTTGTTTGATACCAAAGTTCTTGTTGTGCATTGTGTTGATACTGAAGGTCCGATTGGAGGCGATGTACGACGTAGACCAGATGGTTCAAAAGAGTTCATGGACAACTGGGATGACATTCTAGAATCATTAGGGGACATCACCAGTCATGAGTTCCGGAAGCAACATCTAGATTCATTTGGCTATCGATACATGTACAATTGGTTCATTATGGATTTTATGGGATTCAAAACGAACCCAAAGAACAGGGTCCAAGCATATCACGACACATATGATCACATAAAGTCCCTCAACACCGTGCAGGATGCGTTTGAGTGGCACTATCACCACCCGGACGCCTTGGGCATCGGAGATCGATGGAGCGACGACTGGAGCACCTCACAGGAGTATCTACAGATATTGGGAAGGCGATTGTTTGAGAGAAATGACTTTCCATCAGTTTTCAGAGCAGGAGGCACAATCGAGGACAATAAGTGCTCACATTGGTTAGAACAGAATATGATGATTGATTACAGTAACAGAGTTTCTAATCGTTCACACAAAACTGAGAACATATTTGATTTCAATTGGCACGGAGCGCCAGACCATTGGGGATATTATCATCCGTCACGAGAGGACTTGACTCAACCTGGAGACATGAATCGTTATGTTGTCCGCTGTGTTGATTTGGTATCTAGAATCCATGTATTATCTCAGAAAGATGTCAATTTGGCGTTTGCCGAAGCTAAATTCTTCAATCGTCCTGTAATTTTGTCATACTTTAGTCATGATCACAGAGATATGCGAGAAGAAACAAAAAATGTAATTGGAATGATTAAAGAAGCTAGCGAACAATATGGTGTTAGGTTCGAGTGGTCATCGGCAGCTAATGCACTGAGTATTTGTGCCGGCCTCACCGATGAACTCCCATTAGAGATTGACTTTGAAAAGTCGCTAGATGGAACTGTCCTGATCAAGTATTCAGATATGGCATATCAAGAACGACCATTTGTGTTTACACTTGACAATGAAAATAACATTGAGTATCATGGTAGTGTTTGGGTTCATTGGTCTAAGGACTATGTAGGTATGTCAAAGTTTAAAACATCAAAGAAACATAGTAAGATAGGTGTAGCTGCCACTTCATGGTCAGGCCACGCAGCATGGAAGGTAATGGATCTATAATGTATGTTGTTTTTATCATACCAGCGAGAGGAGGAAGCAAAAGACTTCCGCGAAAGAACATGCTTCCAGTTCTAGGAAAACCAATGATTGGTTGGACGATTGAAGCCGCAATGACAAGCAAGCATGCATCAAAAGATGGTATTTATGTAACAACAGAAGACGCAGAAATATATAGATTTGTTAATGAATATGATATCAAAACACATCGCCGCTCAGATCGTTTATCAGAAGACCACGTTTGGACGCAAGATGTGCTGAAAGATTCAGTTCAGAGGATTATTAATATCAACATAGCTTCTGAATCAAAACCATATAGGCCAGACATTGTAGTCAGACTGCAAGCAAACTCACCACAAGTTGAGACTGCAAAGATTGATGAATGTATTGATAAACTAATAGAAAGCGATTTATGGGAAGTTTTCACAGTTGATGAGAATGGAATCGAAGATGGGGCAATACATGTCATGCGCGGCCAGTGCGTATTCCAAGATGCACTAAGCGTATACAAAGGCGTCGTAATCACCGACTACATTGACGTACACACACAAGAGGATTTGGAAAATGCCGAAGAAAGAATTAAAGAAAGACAAGAAGATAAACAGCCCTAGCAAAACCAAGAAAAAGGTAACTAGAGATCAGTTGTATGAATTAGAAAAGCAAATGGTTAGTTTTTTGAGGACTAACCATGGCGGCCAATTATGGCATTGGTCAATCGTCACCCCATTGGTTGACCAGCGATGGAAGAACATGTTAGAGTCAAATGATAAGTTCCTGGAGAAGTTGGAAAAGAAAGGAGATAAACTAAGTGTATTATCACTAGGTTGCGGATTTTGTATGCACTGGCCATTGATACAAGAATATGGAGTTAAGAAGTTTGTCGGCATTGACTTGTTTGATCTGCGAAATGTTGATACTGGTCATGGATTACTAGATACTGCACAAAAACTGCTTGACAGATTTTGTCCTAATTCCGATACAAATCTATTTGCCGCCGACGTAAGAGACATTGAGAAGATTTTACCAAAGAAGTTGGACAAGAAATATGATGTTGTAGTTACTGCATCTGTAAACTACGAGAAACTAGGATCAAGCGGAATTTCACAAGAATTGTTTGATAGTGTTTGCGACAGATACTTGAAAAAGAATGGAGTACGCGTTTATGTACCCTAAAGTAAGCGTTATTATAACGTGTTACAATTTAGAAAAGTATGTTAGTCGAGCAATTGGCAGTTGCTTGAACCAAACTTTAAACCCGGAAGCTTATGAAGTCATTGTTGTCGATGACTGTTCGACAGATGAAAGTTGGGATACCATTAAATCATATGGTAATTTAGTCAAGGCTGTTCGGCACACAAGGAATCTTGGTGTTGCTGCCGCATCAAACACTGGGATAAGACAATCATCTGGCGAGTACATTGTTAGGGTTGATGGAGATGATTTTGTGAATCGTAACTTTTTGTATTCAATGAGTGAGATTTTGAAGTGGAACGAAGATATTGGATTCGTCTATTGCGACCATATTGTTGTCAAAGAAGATTCTTCCAGGAAGGTGTCAATCAACACTTTAGACAGACTTCTGGATCATGGAGCGGGAGTCATGTTCCGAAAAGAATATATGGAAGCAATTGGTTTATACAAAGAGGACCTTAACAATTGTGAAGATTATGATTTAATACTTAGGTATATTAAGAACTTTGATGGCTATAGATTAAAGCTTCCATATTACCGGTATTTCAAAAGGCCCAACAGTCTGTCAACAAAGGTAGAGGAACGAGAGCAAATCAAAAAGGATATCGAAGATGGCCGTATTTAAGAAAACAACAGAGTTGTGGAACTACATTAAGTCCGGCAAACCTTATATTATCGCCGAAGCTGGAGTTAATCATCTGGGTTCAATTGAACTAGGAGAACAGTTAATTGCTGCAGCAGCAAAATCAGGGGCGAACGCTATCAAATTCCAATCATACAAGGCAAAGACACTTTGTACAAAGGACGCTCCTAGATTTTGGGACTGGGAAGGCGAAGAGAAAGAGTCCGGTTCTCAATATGATTCATATTCTCAGCTTGATTCGTTTGGCCACGCTGAACACTCTCAGTTGAGTGCTATATGTGATGCATATGAAATTGATTATATGTCAACACCATTTGATTTCGAAGCTGTAGAATATCTAGATAAGATCGGAGTGTCGGCATATAAGATTGCCAGTGGTGATATTACCAATTTGCCTTTGCTAGAGTTTGTAGCCCGTAAGAACAAAATTGTAATGTTATCAACTGGCGCAGCTACTATTGAAGAGATCCGACGAGCAGTGAGCATCATCAACCAGCATACTGATAAGATTGTTATTATGCATTGTAATTTAACATACCCGTCAAAAGACGAACAGGCAAACTTGAAAATGATCAACCATCTTAAAGAAGAGTTCGGCCAACGCTTTGCCATTGGCTGGTCAGATCACACAATGAATGTTGTAACTCCTTCACTAGCATATGCTTTGGGAGCTAATGTTATAGAGAAACATTTCACAGTTGACAAGACTCTTATGAAAAGCGCAGACCATTGGTTATCTGCAGATCCATCTGAATTACAAACGATTATAGACAAGGTATACGAGGCTCGGACTCTGCTTGGAAACCACAATAAGAAGATTTGTACAGAGCCTGAGATAAGGGCAAGAATAAACGCTCGACGTTCCATAGTGCCATTTAAAGATATTGCCCAAGGAGAAGTGTTCACGTTCAAGAACTTATCGTGTAAACGCCCAGGTATAGGTTTAAGCCCTGCTTTGTTCAACTTGGTAGTTGGCTGCAAAGCCAGCAGAGACTTGAAGGAGGACGAACTGCTTAAGTCGTCTGACATCGTAGGCGGCCTTTCTTAGAATATGAGTAAATGTTTAGTTACGGGACATTTGGGATTCATTGGCAGCCATCTGTTCGCTGAATTGAAAAAGCAAGGCCACGATGTGATTGGCATTGATTTTAAGGATGACGATAGATATGATATCTTAGAAGTGTTCAAGACCGTAGACGCTGGTTTAAAATATTGTGGAGGCTTGAGAGAGAAGCCTGAATACATCTTTCACTTAGCAGCTATACCAAGAATCGGATACTCTATTGAAAATCCAGTTGAGACAATGAAAAACAACGTACTAAGCACAACACTACTATTAGATTTTGCGAATGTCGTCGGAGTAAGGCGTTTTATTTACTCTAGCTCGTCTTCTGTGATTGGTAATGGAGATGGACCAACCAGCCCATATGCTTTACAGAAGGCAACATCTGAAAAGGAAGTTGAGTTGTGGTCAAAATTGTATGGCTTGGACGGTGTATCATTGCGGTACTTCAACGTTTATCATAAAGACCAGACTGCTGACGGATCGTATGCGACTGTAGCTGCTGCATGGATGAAGTGTGTTGGAGAAAAGTACAATCCATTTATCACTGGGGATGGAGAACAGCGTCGTGATATGTTGCACGTTAGCGATGCAGTTAGAGCAAATTTGCTTGCGATGAGCAGAGTTGAGAACTTTAATGGCGAACATTTTGATATTGGAACTGGTAAGAATATCTCTCTAAACGAACTTGCTGCAATTTTCACCAAGTATCACCCGGAGATTGAGTTTGACAGACGACCCGACCGTCCAAGCGAAGTATTGGAGACAAAAGCAGACACGAAGAAGCCTAAGAAAGGATTGGGTTTCACAGCTTTAACTTCGATTAAAAAGGGTATCACGGAGTGTTTCAAGAAATGAAATTGATAGCACATAGGGGAAATGTTTATGGTCCTAATCTTGAAAGAGAGAACACTCAAAGCTATATCGAAGAAGCACTCGCAGCCGGATATGATGTTGAGGTAGATGTTTGGTACAATACACAAAATGGCGAATTCTATCTAGGACATGACAATCCTATCGAACCAATTCAAGTTGAATTCCTCAGAAAAACACAATTATGGTGCCACGCAAAAGACATTACGGCTTTGGCCTCTTTGTTGCAAATTGGAGCACATTGTTTTATACACGAAAAAGACCCTGCCACTTTGACATCTCATGGAAAGATATGGACATATCCAGGTAAAAGATTGATGCCTGATGCCATTTGTGTGTTACCAGAAATGTTTTATGATGGAAACTTGAAAGATTGTTATGGCATATGTAGTGATTATGTCAATAAATATGAATACTTAAACAAGGAGAAGTAAATGAATTTATCAGATCAAGCACTCAACGCACTAATGATGTCGTTGCAAAAGTGTTTAATGGAACAAAGTGATATTGTACCTGTGTTAAAGAACTTTGAGTTTGTAGACACAGAAGATGGGCTATGGATTAAGAATCCGCCACTCATTCGTACAATGCAGGCTATTCCGGTAGAAGAAGTTTTGGAAGAAGAATAATGCCAAGGTATGTTTACCGATGCGACAAGTGCGATACTCAACTTGAAGTCGTTCACTCATTGAGCGTATCGCTGGAAGACTGCACAATATGTCTTTCAAAATCAACTCTCAAAAGGATCCCTCAACCCAGCTTTCTCGTTAAGAAAAAGGCACACAAAGGCGCCGGCAAAGTTGTGGAAAAGAACATATCAGAATCAAAAAAGGAGTTGGAAGACATGAAAGAAAGAATGAGGAAAAAGCTATGATATGGGTTGTTGTAACGCTGTTGGTGTTATCGGTACTTGCAAATATAGGATTGGTGATCGCTTTGCTCGGAGTGACTGACAAGATGAATTCTTATCTTGATTTTGCTGTCGCAGCAGAAGACAAGGTAATTGAGTTTGCTGATCATTTGGAATTCGTCAACGGCTTAGAAAGGTATTATGGCGACGAAACTTTACAAGGTTTGTTGGGCCATACAGAAGTGTTGTCTAAAGATTTAAGGATGTTAGTGGAACATGGTGTTGATGCTTCCGAGGAGATGGTGATTCGTGATCAAGAAGAATCGGCGGCGCAAGCGGAAGACTAATAACTATTTTACAAGGGTCCACCAGGACGCTATTGTGGAATATGCCATCTCGGATGACAAAGAAGAGAAGACTAAGTTATACATTGTAATCCAGCCAGCGTTTGATCAACTAGTCGACAAGATTGTGTTCACCTACAAGTTCACAAACCTGCCAAACATTGATGTTCTTAGAGAAGAGTGCAAAATTCACCTAACAATGATCTTGGACAAGTTCAACCCAGACAAGGGATCCAAGGCATTCTCGTACTTCAGCGTTATAACCAAGAACTGGTTTATTCAACAGACCAAGAATAATGCCAAGAAGTCCCGAAGGGAGCTTCAGTATGAAGACGCTGCTGGCGAAATTGAAGAGAAGAACTCCGGAGAACCAAAGACCTACTTATATGAGCGAGAGAAAAGAGAGTTCTGGGAATTCCTCAGAAGGGAAATCGCTGACTGGGAAGAAGAAGAAACAGAAAACCAGAAGAAGAAGCTGTATTCAAACGACCTTAAAGTCATCAAAGCAGTTAAGCTTTTATTCGACACCCCAGACGATATCGATATACTCAACAAGAAGGCTATCTATTTGTATCTCCGCGAGCTAACAGGGCTCAACACCAAACAAATAGCGTGTAGTCTTAAGAAGTACAAAGTGAAGTACAGAGAATTCCGTAAGGATTGGGAAAAGGGTCAAATTTGAGTTTTGTTTGTAATTAGAGTATGGACAGAACAAAACTAATTGAAGATGCCATTGACAACATAAGCGCCGATAGAGCGAAAACTCAGACCTTGTTGGCTGATCTGCTAGCAGAGTTCGCAACTGCTGCCACCGATGGCAAGCCTCATACTTACAATGGTGCTGTAGCGGCCAAGTATGTGGAAACCTTACAACGCTCAAACGAGCAGTTGGTTAAGATTATCTCAATCATTAGCAAGTCAAAGCCAATTGCTGGAGAAGATGAACTATCCGAAGACGATACAAATGATCTATATGATTTAATTCAAGAAGACAAAGCGAATGCCAAAAAATGACAAAGAGTATAAACAAAAGCTCTCAGAGACGAGCCCATGGCCGTGAAGAATTAGCAAACGTTAAGAGAACAGATGTCTTAGATAAGATCATTGTTGATTACTTATCAGGAACTCCGGACAGCGAGACAGAATATGCCGGGTTTGTTAGGGCAATTATCCCATTTATTTCACCCAATCTAGAGGGAAGTGATAATCCCGTATTCCCTCTATCTGATGAGATTAGCGCAATAGATCCGTTCTACAGCGCAGAAGAAGACAGAGAAAGAATAATGAATGCAGGCCGAATCAGTTCCAAAGGATCTAAAACAAAGGTTGTGTTATATATAGAGATTCCATTATTGTTCGAAAAGCTAATCAAGATATTAGATTCAGGACCTGACAAGAACACTGGCATTTACTCGCTGCACACCTTGTTGAGAGTCGATATGATTGAGGGCCAAAGGCAAACTCAGCCTAATGAGGAAGTGATTATCTCTTTCAAAGATAAGAAGAACCTAAGAGAACCATTCTTTGTAAGATACCCAAAGAACGTGCCAGTGTTCTTAGAACAGGATGCGAAGGACAAAACAAAAATAGCTTCAGAAGCTTTTGTGAGTTAATATCATGGGCAGCGGCAAAGTCAAACAAATTGATAAATCAAAGTTAAGCTCTGATAAGAGAATTATCATTGCCGCTTCGGAAGGAGCAGATCAAAGACTTAACGCAGGCTCTGGCCTTCACGGACAGTCTGGCATTCATCGTATTCAGCCAACGTTCAGTCTTCGCTCTGATAGAAGGATCCTACAAAACCCAGACAGCGCCGGAGTTATCATACTAGATAATAATCCAGAATTCTCCAAAGAAGGTTCAGACTTCTGTTCTAGAGTCGCTATCATAGCGGGTGTAGATGGCGCAACCCTAACCGAAGATGAAGCAATTAACAACTACAATCCCCTTAAGAATGCAGCTTCTGTCATAGTCACTCAGCAAGGCAAATCGCAAAAGGATCTGAATTTGGCTATTCCGTCATTACCAGATGGTGGAGGAACTGAAATAGCAGACAAATCATATGATGGATTCTCAGATGTAACTGCATATGCAGATGTTATACAGTTGGTTGCTAGAAACGGCGGCATTAATCTGTATGCCGGAGGAGTAGATGATAAACTATCTTCAGGTGTTCCGAATAGAGAAGCCATCGGCGTGAATCTAATATATGGCAATCGTATTGAGAAAGACAAAAAGAGCCCATATAGTTTGCAGCCGATGGTAAAGGGCGACAATCTACAGAAAGCGTTGCTTGCCCAGTCTAACAGAATCAGCGAGTTGACTTCCACCATATTCCAAATACAGTTAGACATGTCTATACTTAAAATACGCTAGCACTACACACACATTTGGTCGCACCCCTTGGCGTCCCGGTCGCAGTACCTTCTATTGAGTTGGCTGTTGTTTCTGGATTAAGTGTCATAAAAGATGTATATACGATGTTGAGTTTGGTGACACAGAAATATAATACTTTCGCTGCAAACTGGAATCATTCACAAGCAACTGACGAATCAATATTGAGCAGATGGAACAAAACTAACTAATGTCTGAAAAGAAAGATCTAGCAAAAGTTAAAGCACTTGATAATAAGACCCGCAAAGTTGTTACTGCTGGCAAGCAGAAGCTCGATGCTGCCATTGGTTTATACAACGCAGCAGCGGCAGGAACACAAGCATTTAATGATTTTGTTAGCGATCTAGCCGCCTCGGAGTCTGGTGCAGGAGTTGCCTGCATAAAAACAACAGATGTCGAAATAGCTGAAAATGCTTTTTTGAATTCGCTATGTGCAGAAGAAAAAGATAAGTTTTTTCCTAAAGACAAAGATGGTAATGTTGATGCTGTTAAAAGTGCAACGCAAATAGCAAAGTTCTTGCTTGATTCTGCCCTTGCTAATAAATCATTTTCTGATCTACTAGGCTGTGTTGATCCATATTATAATAAATTCTTCAACTTAGTCCCTATCCATTTTTACTTAGGAACGCTTCTGAATAAGCTTTTAAAGTCATTGCTGTTAGATTGTGAGACGCTGGACCCAAAGAGTCTCATAGGAGCAGATGGAAATCCTGTCTGTGGTGTTGAAACTATTGAAACCCTATGCAACGGTATTAAGCTTCCTAGCATAGACCCAATTACTTTGCCAGCCCTTCCTTATATTCCGGTTATGGACCCGCTGAAGATTCTAGAGAGTATTCTTGTGGAGGTTCTTTGTGTTCTAATAAGATGTATATTAGATGGAATAGTTAGAGAAGTAGCAGAGGCTATGCAAAAGTTTGATGTATTTTTCTTAGAATCCCTTTCAGAAGACAATAAGATCCCAGATTTAGCAAAGATAAACTTGAATAAAGTCATAACATACCAATCACTCGTTGCTGCAAAAAATGAATTGGAGTTTTTAAAAGATGCGGACATCGGGCTATTCAAGCTATATTTTGACAACATTCATTCTAACGAAAAGATTACACAACAAGAAATTATCCTTCTGATAATGAACGAAGAGGTTTGTAACATTGTAGACGAGCTTGTGAAGATTGGTCTAACAGAACAATTTAAATCATTGAATTTGGATACTAATGAAAACATCGTTGAATTCTTTGCCTATATTGCTTCTTATGTGGATATATTTAAACTTATTAATGATTCTAAAGACATTTCATGTATACCAAATCCATGCCTAGAACTTGATAAGAAACTTGAGAGCAAAGTTATATCACAAATAGAAATCCTTTGTGGACTTCTTAATCCAGATACGAGCTTGCCAGAGCTACCAATCGAGGCAATACTTGAGAGCGTTGGAGTAGATAAGATTTCTAAAGACAGCATCAAGTCTCTTGGAGATTCATTCTATAATCAATCAAAAAATTATTTGAAAGTGTTGTTTGAGGAAGCACCAGAACTAGAACAATCACAGATTATTAATATAACTCCATTTACATTTATTCATCCAGCAGTCAGAAAGGATTGGCACGACAGCACAATCGGAGCAAATAATTCTGAGGACAACCAAGATATTTGGGACAAGTATAGATTCGGCCTTCCTAGATATGGTCCGGCGACCGATCACGACGGAGTAGTTCCGTCTATTGAAGATATTATGAGCTTTAAAGGAGCCAAATTAGATGATGGCGGTTTCGATATGTTCAAGCAGCTTAAGAAGGAGTTCGCGACTGATAATATAACTCTTGAGAAGGTAAGCGCGAAAAAGAAGGTGAAGGCGCCAAAGAAAAAAGCACCAAAGAAAAAAGCACCTGAAAAAGATTCGTCCTACAAGTGCCCGGAAATAACAAAAGAAGATCTTAAGTGGGCTCTGTATTTCTGGGGCGTCTGCGACAGTCAGGATAACCCGAAAAAATGTCTTGAAAGTCTGGAAAAATATAGTTATATGACTCACAAACCCGAAAGCGAGAACGATCTTAAAAAGATGCAAAAAGATAATACTGGATGTAAATAATGATTGGATTTGTACCATACACCAAAGCTAACTTCAAAGTTCTACTAAACGAACGCATTAGACTTCATCTGTTTGATCGTATGGTGTTTATGGCCATGTGGAGATTAGTTCTAAAATCGTTTCCAACAAAAGATTTTATCATTGATGACAGAAGCTTGCCTAAAAACTCTGTGTGGTATACAACGTTTGAGGCCGAGCTTGAGAAACAAAAAGTATTGAATTTGTACGAATTCGCCGCCTTTGTAGTATTTAATTTAGACAAGGTAAAAGAAATTCAAAAAATGTCCGAGGCTGAAAAGAAGTTAATTGCAAAAGCGAATTTGTTTACGATATTCAATGATATATTCGTAGATGAATTTCATAAGTTGATTCGGTCAACATCTGACAATATGACTTCTGAATTAGAAAAGAACTCGACAAATAATCCTAAAGCCTATGGAACTCCATCAAACGAGTTTGAGCCCTTTGTTACCCTGCCCGATAAAGCAGGAGATATTAATCTTAAATTTGTTAAAGCGGTAAACAAAAAAGCTATTGATGCTATTGCGTTACAAAAGAACCCAGGAAGTTTGTTGGACAAACAAAGACAGGGAATAGATAGATCTCTGATCGGGATCATAGACGGCATAAAATAATGGCAACAGGAATATCTATCAAATTACCAATTAGTTATGACCCAGAAGATGGTCCATATGCTTTGACAAAAACTCTTCAGGAGACTGTCAAACAGAATTTCAAGCACCTGATGTTAACATGCCCAGGCGAGAGAATTATGGATATAAACTTTGGTGTTGGCATCAAGCGATTTTTGTTTGAGAATCTAGCAGACGATGTCATTGAAGACCTACGAGAACGAACATTTGATCAAGTAAGGAAGTACATACCGTTCATAAAGATAACAGAATTCAAAACAAATTATGATGAGAGTAATTACTTATGGAACATACGAATCAGTTATGTGATCGATCCATTAGGAGTGGGAGATGAACTGTCAATAGATGTGACGGAGTTATAACGCAATGACAAACAAAAATCCACCAGTCAAATACATCAACAGAGATTTCGAAACGATCAAGCAAGACTTGATCAATTACGCGAAAGTGTACTATCCTGATACATTCAAAGACTTCAATGAGGCAAGCTTCGGAGCCCTGATGCTAGATTTGGTAGCTTACACGGGCGACATGCTCTCCTTCTATTCTGATTATCAAACAAACGAATCGTTCTTGGATTCTGCGATAGAAACGAAAAACATTATCAAGTTGGCTAAGCAGTTTGGGTTCAAATATCCAGGTACTCCATCGTCTAGCGGTGTCGTCACATTGTTTGTAATAGTTCCGGCGACATCAGCAGGTTCAGGCCCCAATACATCGTTGATACCAATTTTACAAAGAGGAACATCGTTAGTATCAGATTCGGGAGCTTCGTTCTCTCTGAACGATGATGTTGATTTCTCAAAGACTGATGTTGAAACTGTTGTGTCAGCAGTCAATGCCGATGGCCAACCAACATCTTATGCGCTCAAGGCATTTGGGGAAGTTATTTCAGGACGAGTTGATACTGAGTTAGTCACAGTTGGGGCTTATGAGAAGTTCATGAGATTACAATTGACAGGAGAGAATATCACAGAGATTTTGACAGTACATGATTCACAAGGACATGAATATTTCGAAGTTGATTATTTGTCTCAGAACATCATTTTCCAATCCATTCGGAACAGAGTGTCTACAGAAAAGGAACTGGTTCCGTATCTGTTACGAGAGATCCTTGTGCCTCGTAGGTTTGTAGTAGAACACAACTCTGACTTTGAAACGTTTTTGCAATTTGGATATGGATCGGAAGAAACACTGAAAGATAATAGCTTTCCAGATCCTTCAACCTCTGTTCTGCAAGTACATGCAAAGAAGTATTTCAAGGATGCTTCTTTTGATCCCAACATCATGCTAAAGACTGACAAGTTTGGAGTTGTGCCACCACAAGGACAATTGATTATTAGATACAGGGTGAATACCAACTCAAGCGTTAACATTGCAGCCGGCTCTCTGAACAGAGTTACTAGTCCGATCTTTTCATTTGGAACAAACACCGTGTCCGCAACACAGCGGTCTCAAATAGCAAGCTCAATCGAGGTGACAAACGAAACTCCCATTCTTGGTCAAACAGACATCATAACAAGTGAAGAGATTCGAACGAGAGCAATAGATAACTTCTCATCTCAGAATCGAGCAGTAACAAAACAAGATTACTTGAACATCATCTATAGAATGCCCGCGAAGTTTGGTTCAATTAAAAGAGCTAATATTGTACAAGATAAGGATTCATTCAAAAGGAACTTAAATCTCTTTGTTGTCTCAGAAAATATTGATGGCAATCTAATCGAAGCAACTTCGACTTTGAAGAACAATCTTAAAAAATGGATTAATCAATACAAGATGATCAATGATACTATTGACATATTGGATGGAAGAATTGCAAATATTGGAATTGAGTTTGAAGTTGTTGGTGTTTTAGAGAAGAGCACAACAGAGATCTTGAACAAATCAATATCAGCCATAAAAGCAAAGTTTGCGAATGTCTTATTCTTAGGGCAGCCGTTTTATGTACAAGACGTGTTCAAGGCTTTGAATGATTTGCCAGAAGTGATAGATACCAAGTCAGTAAAGATTGTCAACAGAAGAGGAAGCAAATACAGCACTACAAACTATGATGCAGAAGCGAACATGACTTCAGATCAAAAGTTCATAATTGTGCCAGAAGATGTGATATTGGAGTTGCGTTTTCCTGATGAGGACATTGTTGGAGTTGTTAGTTAATGGGAATAAAGAGATTTTACGCAACAAAAGATACAACGATAACGAACGCTTTTAAGTCTGGTCTGCAACTCCGCGCAACATCCAGTAATATGGGCGCTTCTGACATCTTGGAAGTGTTTTCCATATATGGCCAGTCAACCACATCCTCAATAGAACTGTCCAGAGCTTTGATTCAGTTCCCAGTAATGTCTGATTTATCAGCCAGTAGAGACAATTCAGCTATCCCAGTATCAGGAAGTGTCAGATTCTTCTTAAGGTTACACAATGCAGAGCATAGCGAAACGTTACCATCTAACTTCTCTCTTACTGTCGCAGCAGTTAGCCAGTCATGGACAGAAGGCGTTGGTCTGGATATGGAGACGTATTTGGACAAAGGGCCAGCCAATTGGGATACGGCTTCAACTGATAATACTTGGACAACAGCAGGAGGTGATTTCCTAAATGGCACCTCCGATGTCTTCAAAAATCCAAACTTTATTGTGGGAACAGAAGACATAGAATTAGATATTACTGATATTACAGAGAGATGGCTCGACAGCACGGTCCCACACAACGGATTGGGAATTTACATGTCTTCCAGCCTTGAGGGTTCAAGTTCTTCAAACTTGACTGGCTCAACTAGATCGTATTACACAAAGAAGTTCTTTGCAAGAGACACAGAATTCTTCTTCAAGCAACCAACCATTGAAGCTCGATGGGATTCTTCCGATAGAGACGATGCTGGTAATTTCTTTCTAAGCAGTTCTTTGTTACCGTCAGAAAGCAATTTGAATTCAGTGTACTTATACAATGTTGTAGCCGGCCAACTAAGAGATATTCCAGCTATCGGAACTGGAGCCATAACCGCAAGTTGTTATAATGCTTTAACAAACAACAAGGATGCTATTACGTTGCCAGTTGGAGGTGACGTTGTAAGTGATGGAGATGTTAATGTAACAGGTGCTTGGCAATCAACTGGTATATATTCTGCTTCATTTGCCTTTACTGGATCGTCTACATTGCCTTTGTATGTTGTATGGTCGAGCGGTTCAACAAACTTTCAAAGCAGTTCAGCAATTACCGTAAAGTCATATTCTGCAGGCAATTCCAATTTCAGTACATCGTATGTCACTAGTATTATTGGACTAAAGCCAGTATATAGTGACAGGGAAACTGCTAGGTTCCGAGTGTTTGTGAGGAATCACGATTGGAACCCAACCGTATACAGCGTAGCATCAACAGCCATAGCTGCGACACCAATAGTAAAAGCATACTACAAGATTCATAGAGTTACTGACGATCTGGATGTTGTAGATTACGGAACAGGCTCCAAAACAGATCATACTAGAATGTCATATGATTCTCAGGGCAATTACTTTGATTTTGATATGTCGATGCTAGAGAAAGATTTTCAATATGGATTGAAATTTATGTATCAAGTCAATGGATTACTAACAGAGCAACCTGAAATATTCAAATTTAGAGTTGAATAAGAAATGAGCATTAGAAAGTTATTCGATAAAGATCGCCCTGCTACCGCTAGGGGATCTTTAATAAAAGATCGATTTGCTCCCGCGAGGGCATTAGAGAAGAAATCAATTGCAGATCTATCGAATGAGGTAGAATCTGATGCTCTGGTCAAGTCAATTTCAGATAGCAGAGACACATTTGTTCCAGAGATTGATTTCAGCGATCCCAAAAGCTTTGTTAGATATGGACTAGCATCTGAATATTATAGTAATGCCATCAAAAGAATACAGCAGCAATTTCCATATGACGGAACTCTAGAGGAGAAGAAGACATTTCGCAATGATTTGACTCCGATAGAGAAATGGTTCTTTGATAATGAATATCCTAAAAGCAATGGCCACGCAATCATTGGAAATACATGGGATGACGGCTCATCCGAAAGCACTCTTTTATTCGGAAAATCCGATACGCTGGAGTATATCTCCGTTGTTGGAGGGCCAAACAAAAACAATCTATATGATTTGCCAACAGATCGAGGTAAAAATCTCAGGTTTGATGTCAAAAAGGGAAACACTATTGAATTCTGGATGAAGAAGGAGGGCTTTGTCGGAGCAGCAGGCGGCACAACTCGCGAAGTCATCTTTGATTTGTGGAACAGTCAATCACTAAGCGATAGCAGATATGGCCGCTTAACTGTGTATGTGGATGGCAGAGCAGCCCAGGATCATAAGATGTTCTGTCAGATTAGTTCCGGTTCAACCACGTCATCTGCGGAGTTGGATACTGGACTGACGACCATCGCGGATAACAAATGGCATCACTATGCTGTTGTGTTATCATCAGGATCAAACGATGTTAAAACGCAACTCTACACAGACGGTGTACAGTCCGACGCAGCGCTCTCAACGAGTGGTAACATGTCTTTTGTGTCTGGAGCGATTCAGGCGAATCTGGGGGCTCTACGAACGCTGTTTACAGGCGACAACATATCTGAGATCGGCTGGGGCAAGTTATCAGGTTCGATCGATGAATTCAGATATTGGAAGACCGAGAGAACTCCTAAACAGATTGGCCGAAACTATTTCATTCCAGTTGGAGGAGGAACAAACGATAATGTTGCGAATAAGGACTTGGGAGTATATTACAAGTTCAACGAGGGAATAACAACAACATCCAGCAAGGACTCCGTCGTACTTGATTACTCTGGCAGACTTACAAATGGAACGTGGGTTGGATACTCTACTACGGCTTCGAGAAGTACAGCATCAGCCATCGTAGGAGCAGGGTTTAAAACTGAAGAAAAAGACCCAATCATCTACAGCACTCACTTAGACGTTGAACAATTAAAGGACAAGTATATAGCCATAGCTGCAGAGCATGACAATGACAATACAGTTAGCTTGTACAATTCCACTCCGGCGTGGATTAGAGAAGAAGATGAAAATGGATCTAAAGATTTACAAAAACTTCTGCAAATCATGGGAAGTTACTTTGACACAGTTCATAGTCAGATTGAAAGCATCAAAGATGTCAAAGAGCCAGCTTATATTTCAAGCAGCATTACTCCAAGCATACATAACCGAAGACTGCTGACTTCCGTCGGTTTTGACATATCTGACATTTTTGTTCAGACTGAGGTGATCGAGTCCTTGTTGTCGAGGAACGACAGTCTAGTATATGAGAAAGATCTCAATGAAGTTAAGAACTTAATCTACAAAAACATATACAACAACCTCGTTTACATCAACAAAACAAAGGGAACCGAAAAGTCATTTCGTAATCTCTTTAGATGTTTTGGTGTTGATCACGATCTGGTCAAATTAAACATGTATAGTGATAACTCTGAGTTCACCTTGGAGGACACATACGAAACAGTTT